CAGGACATCCCGGCTGGCGAGGACGTGCTCACGGGTATCGCGGCAGAACGCGCTGTTCGCGACGCGCGGCGCCAGGCAGCCACTGCGGTTTCCAGTGGCGGGATCGCGGTGCTACCGCTGTACGGCGTGGTCACCCAGCGCGGCAACATGGTCGACGATGTCTCCGGGCCGGGTAGCGTCAGCACGCAGCAGTTTGCCTCTGCTCTGCGCCAGGCGCTGGCGGACGACTCGGTCAGCCAGATCCTGATCGATATCGACAGTCCGGGCGGCAGTGTCTATGGCGTGTCCGAACTCGCCGACGAGATCGCCAGTGCCCGGGCGCAGAAGCCCGTCGTGGCGATTGCCAACAGTCTCGCCGCCAGCGCTGCGTATTGGATCGGGTGCTCGGCGTCCGAGTTCTACGTCACGCCAGGCGGCGAGGTCGGTTCGATCGGCGTCTGGCAGGCGCACTTCGATTACTCGCAGGCGTTTGTCACCAAGGGCGTCAAGCCGACACTGATCTCGGCGGGAAAGTACAAGGTCGAAGGTAATCCGTATGTGCCGCTCGACGAAGATGCCCAGGGCTTCATGCAGTCGCGCGTGGACGACTACTACGCAACCTTCACCAAAGCGGTGGCGCGCGGGCGCGGCGTGCCGATTGGGCAGGTGCGCGGAGGGATGGGTCAGGGTCGTGTGCTCGGCGGCGACGCCGCGCAGGCGCAAGGCATGATCGATGGGGTGGCCACCTTCGACGATGTCGTCAGGAAGATGCGCAGCGATGGCAGGACCAGCGTCAGGCCGAAACTGAGTCGCTTGGCTCAGGTGCAACGGGCGATCGAGATTCTGTGATAGTTTGGAAAGCCGTGGTTGAAATCTCGTTGCTGCACGTGACGGGATCGGTCCGCCGAACTCACCGCCATCGACGGGTCCGTGGCGAACACTGAAGAATTCGGTCGAAGCCCGCCGTTCAAGCGCTCCGGCTGTAAAATGTCCACCGCCCATTGCGAAGCGCATGTCCTCGCGGCAATTTGGCGCTGATTGGGAACACCAACTCAACATTGTCGGTGGCATATGGGGATGTAAGACTTTCTAGCGACAGCAGGGTTGGGCGTCATCGGCGCCCGGCTTCACACGGGAGGCTTCTTTTCATGAAAACCGCCGCAAGCGTTCTCTTTCGCATCGTCTGCACGATGATTTTCGTCTGGCCTGGCATTCCGTTTGCACAGGAGCAGACTTTGGCCCGGCTGCAAACGGAACTGGTCTCTTCCTGGCTGGTTACAGTGCAAGGACAAGACAGACCGCGGACGCTCAGGATTACGGGAGTGAGGGAAGACCCCGGCGGTAAATTGGTCCTTGACGCCGCCTTTGGGTGGACCGATGGTAATCAGGTCGCGATCCCGACGGCGTCCGTAATCCAATCCGGCCAAGAGACTAGGCTGCTGTTTGTTACACAAGCCGGCACTCAGGTCGCGGTCGTCCTGATGTCGAGCGGTGTATTTGAGGGCACCTTCACAACTAATGATGGGGTCGTGAAGACAGTGAAGATCCAAAAACTCACGGAGGACGAACTGCGGGCGAAGATAGCGGCCACCAAGACCGCCCGGGCGGCGAAAGTCGTGGTCAAACCCTCAGCGGACGTCCCCGAATCCTGCGCTGCGTTTAGCGGTCAGTGGGTTGGGCGTTGGAGTCAGGGTAATATTGGTCAGAACTGGCTGTGGATCGCCGAAATCGACGTCAATTGCGTTGCAAAGGTGTCTGTCGAGCGGAGTGACAGTCCACCTAACAGCTTCATAACCGTGGAAATCAAGGGCGACGAGTTGTCCTTTCTGTGCAATTCGTCTACCGGTGGCACCTGTGTTTTCAAGCGTAACGGGAATGATCTTTGGGCAAGCTATTCCAACCCCTCAGGCGGCAAGAACAGTGCCGTTTTTGAACGGGTCAGGTGAGTGGAACTCATGCCCATCGATGGCCGAACGGACTGGCCATAATCTGCTGAGCTCGGTTCCATCCGACATCCATGTGCCGGAGTCTGCTCACCGTGAAGGGTAGAGCCTAAGCGAGGGATGGCTGCGTCGTCGTTACTGCCGTTTTTGCGCCTATAACTGCCAGGAGGAAGCATGGCCAGAATTCGTTGGGGATTTCCGTCGCTTTGCATTATTGCGGCTTGCGCTCTTGCTGCCGGGCTAACGGCTGCTGAGGAGGCACGATCATCAACTGCAGCTGCAGCGACCGCGTCATATGCGAACGAAGACAAGGATTTCGGAATCTCTCCTGTATCTCGTCCAAAAAGGGCACCATATCACGCGCCCACCCCGGTGCAGATCCCAGGCGCGACGGTCATCAAAACCGTCGATTTGAAGCGCCTGATCGACACCGACCCTCAGGCGGTGATCGTTGACGTCCTTACTACCAGGAATCCGTCACCGTCACGGGCAACCATCCCGGGCGCGGTGTGGCTGCCCAAAGCCGGCGATGGCGACTTCTTTGCTGCGGAAAAGGAGCGATTTGCAGCAGTGCTTCACAAACTCACCGCAGGTGAGACAGGGCGCCCGCTGGTGTTCCTCTGCTTGAACTCCGAATGTTGGTTGTCTTACAACGCCTCCCTTCATGCCATCGAAGCCGGCTACACCAACGTCCTATGGTATCGCGGCGGGTCCGACGCCTGGGCGGCAGCCGGGTACGACATGCGGGGGATGCAAGCTACAAGCTGGTGAGATCTTCGCCTAACGGTCATGGCTGTTGACGGCAGCCACCCCGGATGATGAAAATTGCGTCTGCAGCGTCACTTGCACCGCCGATGTTGGCGCCACAAAAACCGGGAAGTGGCCGAAAGCCGTGAGGTGACCGTTTGCGCCGCTCTTTCTTCAAAAATCGCCCTTTTTTGCGAGGGGTTTGTTCGGTTCGATCACCGTTGCTTTTTCACGGTAATGTGGCAGACGAGGGGCGCGGCCCGCAAGCTGTGCTGTAGGGTCCCCCCGCGCCTCACGCGCGAGGCATGATCGATGGGGTGGCGAGCTTCGACGAGGTGGTCAGGAAGATGCGACGGGATGCGATGACTAGCGCCAGGCCGAAGGTGAGTCGGCTGGCGCAGGCCCGGAATGCACTCGCGATTTCGTGACAAAGGGAAGTGACCTACACTGTCGACTCTTGACCACGAGAGGAGAAGCAAATGATTGGCTACGTGACGCTTGGAACCAATGACCTGCCGAGGGCGGCCAACTTCTATGACGAATTGCTGACGGAAGTCGGAGCCAAACGGCTCTGGGAGTTCCCTCGGGGCATTGCCTGGGGAGTGGCTCAGGACAAACCGAGTCTTTGCGTCATGACGCCCTTTGACGGAAACGCCGCTACGGTAGGCAATGGCGTTATGGTGGCCTTGGTCGTCGACTCGCGCGAGAAGGTTGACCGCGTTCATGCCAAGGCGCTCGAACTGGGCGGCAAGGATGAAGGCGCGGTGGGACCACGCGGCGACGGCTTCTACGCCGGCTACTTTCGCGACCTCGATGGCAACAAGCTGGACGTGTTCTGTCTTGGCTAGAATGGCTGCCGGCCCAAACAACCCTACATGGGAGAGCCTGCTGGAAACTGGCTTCCCGTAATCCAGAGCACCGGTCGTTTGGTTCCTTTTCCCGTCCGTTAGACCGATGTCCAAGGAGAGGCCAGATGCTTCAGATCAAACCACTAGATCAGAATGTTCCGATCTTTCAGCAGATCAACACAGAAGTCTCCCCCGTTGTCTTGGTGAACGTCTTCGAAGTCGCAGAAGAAGACATTCCCGCCCTCCTGAAAGCTTGGGAAGTGGACGCCAACTGGATGAAGCAGCAGCCAGGCTACATCTCAACCCAGTTGCACCAAGGTATTGCCGGAAGCACGGTATTCATGAACTACGCGGTGTGGGAGTCCGTGGCCCATTTTCGGGCGGCGTTCACCCATCCCGAGTTCCAGCAGGCTCTAGGGCACTACCCGTCCAGCGCCGTGGCGTCACCTCATCTCTTCACGCGGCTTACAGTGCCGAATCTATGCGTTGGCCCCTAGCCCAATAGATTGATCTTCGCGATAAGTCTCAACCCGCCCTAAACCGACCCACCCGTCGTCCCCTAACGCAACCGCCCCCCGGCGGTTTTTTTGTGCCCATCGAACCCGCCTCGTGCGGGTTTTTGCTTTTGGAGATCCACATGAGCAAACAACTGCGCGAGCTTCAGGCTCGCAAGACCAACCTGGTCACGGAGGCCCGCGGCCTGACCAACCACGCCGCTTCCGAGAACCGCGACCTGACCGACGACGAAGTGAGTGCCTTCGACGCCCTGCGCGCCCGCATCGACGCCGCCTCGGCAGCGATCGACCGCGAAGCCGCCCTGATCGCCGACGAAGCACGCATCGGTGTCGACCACGTCATCGGCCCGATCGTCACCGACAACCGCGAAGCGGACCCACGCCGTGGCTTCGGCTCCGTCGGCGAATTCATGCAGGCGGTGTACCAGGCCGACAAACCCGGCCAGTCGATCGACACCCGCTTGCTGCTGGGTGGCATTGGCGCCGCCGCCCCGAGCAACTACGGCAACGAGGCCGTCGGCCAGGACGGCGGCTTTCTCGTGCCGCCACAGTTCTCGCAGGAGATCTTCAAGCTCTCCCTCGGCGAAGACTCGCTCCTGCCCCTCACCGACAACGTCGAGATCAGCGGCAACAGCATGGCCTTCCCAAAGGACGAGACGACGCCCTGGGGCACCAACGGCATTCGCGCCTACTGGCAGGGGGAAGCGTCCTCGGGCGTCCCCACCAAGCCGGTGCTGGGTCTGGCCACTCTGCGCCTGAAGAAGCTGATGGCGCTGGTCCCGACCACCGACGAACTGCTCGACCATGCCAACGCGCTGACCAGCTACCTGCCGCAGAAGGTGGCGCTGTCGATTCGCTGGAAGGCCAACGAGTCGATTCTCTTCGGCGCCGGCAACGGCATCCCGGTCGGCTGCATGAACGGCGGTGCCATCGTCACGGTGGTCAAGGAATCCGGTCAGGCAACGCAGACCCTGGTGCCGCAGAACCTCGCCAAGATGATCGCCCGCCTGCCGCCGGGTTCCTTTACCAACGCGGTGTGGATCGTCAATAACGACGTCCTGCCGGCATTGTTCACGCTCAGCCTGGGCAACTACCCGATCTACCTGCCGATCGGCCAGTCCGCCGGCGGCATCCAGGGTTCGCCCTACGGCACGCTGCTCGGTCGCCCGGTGTTCGTCTCTCAGCACGCCAACACCTTCTCGTCGCAGGGCGACGTGCTGCTGGTCGATCTGTCGTACTACCAGACGATCACCAAGGCCGGCGGCATGCAGACCGCGACCTCGATGCATCTGTACTTCGATGCGGATCTCACGGCGTTTCGCACCACGTTTCGGATGGACGGCCAGTCGAAGATCCAGAACCCGATCGCCCCGGCCAAGGGAGCCAACACCCTCTCGCCCTACATCCAACTCGGCGCGCGCTGAGCCCCTGGTGGGGCAGCGATGCCTCGCTCTGGTTTTCCCCTTTCTGATCCCCACAGGAGATGTCCATGTTTCCCAATGCCAAGGGCAGCGAACAGCTGTCGATTCTCGCCACCATCGACCCGGCCAGCCAGGCGGCCGGTACCGTCACCACTGCCTGGGTGTCGGCCGCCAACTTCCACGCGTTTTTGGCGCTTGTCGAGACCGGGCTCCTCGGCGCTGCGGCGACGGTGGACGCCAAGATCCAGCAGGCGCGGGATGCCACCGGTACCGGCGCCAAGGACGTCAGCGGCAAAGCGATCCGGCAGATCGTCAAGGCCAGCGGCGACAACAAGCAGGTGCTGATCAACCTGAGACCCGAGAACCTCGACAGCAACAACGGCTTCGCCTTCCTGCGTCTGTCGCTGACCGTCGAGGTCGCCGCCAGCATCGTCGCCGGCAAGCTCATCGGTGTGCATCCGCGCTACGCCACGGCGGAGATTTTCAACTCGCCGGCGGTGGTCCAGGTCATCTGAGCCATGCCCCTGCAACTCGTCACTCCACCTGCACAGGAGCCGGTGTCGCTCGCCGAAGCCAAACGCCATCTGCGGGTGGAGTCTGCCGACGACGATGCGCTGATCACCGCGCTGATCGCTGCGGCACGGCAAGCCGCAGAGACGCTCACCGGCCGCCAGTTCGTCACCGCGCGCTGGAAACTGGTGCTCGACAGCTTTCCCGGGCCGAGTCTGATGGGCACACCGGCAGGGCTGCCGTTCTCGCTGCCCGGGCACGCCATCCTGCTGCCGAAATGCCCGGTCCGGTCGGTGGCCGTCATAAGGTACCTCGACATGGCCGGTACCACACAATTCATGCCGCGAGCGGACTACATCGCCGACACGGCCTGCGAGCCGGCGCGCGTGACGCCCGTGTTCGGCAGAATCTGGCCGATCAGCCTGCCGCAGATCGGCGCCGTGTCGGTCATTTTCGATGCCGGCTATGGCGACGCTGCCAGTGTCCCCGAGGGTATCAAGAGCTGGATCAAGCTGCGCGTCGGCAGTCTCTATGCGCACCGCGAGGAAGTCGCCCTGTTGGCAAGCGGCAAGATCGAACCGCTGTCCTTCATCGACGGTCTGCTCGACCCGTACAAGGTGATCCTCGTATGAGCGCGACCTTCAATTCGGGCCGTGCCAATCAGCGCATCCGGCTGCAGGCCAAGAGCGTCATTCGCAACGCCATCGGTGAAGAACTGGTCACCTGGACCGACGTCGTCACCGACACCGCCGATCATGCGCTCTGGGCCGAGGCTTCGCCGCTGAAGGGGCGCGAGTTCTTTGCTGCCCAGCAAACCCGCTACGCCGCCGACGTGCGGTTTCTTATCCGTTTTCGGGCGGATGTCGTGCGCGAGCAGCGCATCCTGTGGCGCGACGAGCCCTACGACATCGTGATGCTGGTCGACGTCGGCGCCGGCCGCCACACGCTGGAAATCCTCGCCGTCAACGGCATTCGCAACGGGCTTTGAGCATGGCTTCCGACATCACCGTCCGACTGCAAGGCGTCGAGGAACTGAAGCGCATTCTTGCGCAGGTACCCGACCGGCTCAGGCGTAAAGGACTGCTCAAAGCCCTGCGCGTGTCGGCGCGCCTGGTGCGCGACGAGGCCCGCCGGACGGCGCCGGTACGACAGAAGCCGAAGCCCAACGGCAGGCCAGGCACCGTCAAGCGGGCGATCAGCATCCGTACCTCGAAGTTCGCGCGACGGGCCGGCGATGTCGGGGTTTTCGTGAACGTTCGCCCCTTGCGCGGCGCCCGCCAGAAGCGGCTCGGCGCCGCCGGCGCGAACAACCCGAACGATCCCTACTACTGGCGCTTCCACGAGTTCGGCACACGCAAGCTCACCGCGCGGCCGTTCCTGCGCCCGGCCGGCAGCAAGCTGCCGCAGGTCGCTGAAACCTTCATCGTCGCAGCCACCGCCGAAATCAACCGGCTCAATTTGGGGAATCCCTGATGTCCGCCGAAACCGAATTGCACGCTGCCTTGGTGGCCAGCGCGTCTCTGGCCGCCCTGGTCGCTACCCGGATCACTCCGGACTTCATTCCCGAGGGCAACCCCCTGCCGGCGGTCGTCTACCAGCGTATCGGCACGACGCCGATCAGCACCCTCCATGACGTCCAGCCGGTGGCCGAGGAAGTCCGTTTTCAGATCAGCGCTTGGGCAGCGACGCGCACCGCGGCCGACGCCGTGGCCGGCGAAGTCGCCACCGCCCTGGCCGCCGCCGGCGTTCGCCTTGCCGATCGGTCGAGCGGCATCGACCCGGAGAGCGATCTGAAGTCGGCCACCGTCGAGGTCGACTGGTGGCACGTCTTCTGAGTCGTCACCGACAACCCATCAGCCCGCCCGTTGGCGGGTTTTTCTTTTTCGGAGCACGAAATCATGTCCAACCCCCGCAAGTGGTCGAATGTCGCCGTCGCCATGCAGTCAGCGCTTGGCGCTGCAATCACCATCACCGCCATCACCAAGGCGACGGAAGGCGTTGTCGCCGCCACCAACACTCTCGCCAATGGCGAGTTCGTCCTGCTCACCGTCAATGGGATGTGGCAGGTAAACGACATGGTCGCCCGGGTCAAGGCGGTCTCCGGGTCCGGATTCACGCTCGACGGCATCGACACCACGCTGTTCGACACCTTCGCCAGCGGCAGCGCGCAGAAGATCACCTTCGGGGTCAGCGTCACCACGGCGACGGAGGTCAGTCCGTCCGGTGGCGAATTTGACTTCATCCCGACGACGACCATTCACGCCGCCCAGCAAACGCAGATCCCGGGCACCCCGACGGCCGGGGTCTACACCTTCACCAACATCTGGGACATCAGCGATGCCGGTCTGCTGGCGATCAAGGCCGCCTCGGACACGCAGACCAAGCGCGCCGTCAAATTCACCTTCGGCGCGGGCGGTCCGATCATGTGTTTCAACGGCTACCCCGCCGGACAACTCCTGCCGGGCGGTCAGGCGCAGGCGCTGGTCACTACGCCGACAGTCATCACCCTGTCCGGCACGCCGAACTACTACGCCTCATGAGCGCGCTCTCTGCAAAGATCCGCAAGGCGCGTGAGCTGCGCGTGGAAACCGGGGGCTTCGTGTTCACGGTCCTGCGGCCGACCCCTCTCGAACGCGAGGAGAAGATCCGCGGCGACAACGCCGCGCGCGGCATCCTTTCGCTCATTGTCGGCTGGGAGAACGTCACCGAGGGCGATCTCATCCCGGGCGGTGACCCGCATCCGCTGCCGTTCGACGCGGAGGCCTGCGCCGAGTGGCTCTCGGATCGCCCCGATCTCTTTGCCGAGATCGCCGACGCCGTCGTCAAGGGCTTCGAGGCGCACGTCAGGCGACTGGATGACGCGCTAAAAAACTGAGCGCCTGGCTGGCGGCACGCGACCTTCCGGCGCCGCTTCAGCCAGGCAAACAGCTTACCCCGCTGCCAATCGCCACCGCCGTCGAGGCCTGGAACCTGATGGGCGGTATCGACTGGTCCGCCCTGCCGATCGTGATTGACCTGCTCGGTGTTTCCGACCCCGAAACCCTCATCACCCAGCTGGTTGCCATCCGCGACCACCAAACAGCCCACCGGGAAGACTGACCCATGGCCCTCGCCACACTGACCATCGACATCATCGCCAAGCTGGCGAACATCGAGCGCGATCTGGGCAGGGTTTCCGGCATTGCCGAGAAGAGCGCAAAGCGCATGGAGAGCGCTTTTGCCGGTGCCTCGTCGGTCATCGCGAACGCTTTCGCCGGTCTCGCCAGTGCCTTCTCCGTCGGCGCCATGGTCGCGATGGTCAAGTCGTCGATTGACGCCGCCGACGGTCTGTCGAAACTCTCGCAACGCACCGGCGAGACGGTCGAGAATCTCGCCCGCCTGCAGTACGCCGGCAGTCTTGCCGATGTCAGCAACGAGGCACTGGCGGTCAGCCTGAAGAAGCTCGCCAAGAACATGGCTGAAGCCGCTGGCGGCAGCGGCGAGGTGGCCGACGCCTTCAAGGCGATCGGGGTGTCGGTCGTCGATTCAAACGGGAAGCTGCGCAGTTCCGGCGACGTGCTCAACGATATTGCCGACCGATTCGCCGGCTACGAAGACTCGGCCGCCAAGGCCGCCCTGGCGCAGGCCATTTTTGGCCGCAGCGGTGCCGACCTGATTCCGCTGCTAAACGCCGGATCGCAAGGGCTGAAAGAAATGGGCGACGAGGCCGCGCAGCTCGGCGTCGTCATCTCCACCGAAACGGCGCAGGCCGCGGAGCGTTTCAACGACCAGATGACGCGGGTCAATACCGCGCTCGGGGCGATCGCCAAACAGACCGCTGCCGATCTGCTGCCGGTACTCAATGAACTGGCCGACTCGCTGGTCGCCATCGCCAAGGAGGGGAGCGGCGCCAGCCATTCGTTCAACCCCTTGTCCGAAGCCTTCCGGGCGATCATCGTCGTCGGTGGCCATGTCGCCTACGTGTTCAAATCGATCGGCACCGAGATCGGCGGCATGGCGGCGCAGCTGGCCGCCCTGGCCAGGCTCGATTTCCAGGGTTTCTCGAACATCGGCGAAGCGATGCGCGAAGACGCCGAGAAGAGCCGCAAGGCGATCGACGCCTGGTCGGCGCGCATCGTGTCGGCGGGCCGCCTTGCTGGCCAGACATTCGACGACTACAGCAACGAAGGTCGAGGGCGTGGCGTCGCATCACCAGCCAAGCAGGCCGCGCCCAATTTCAATGTTCCCAAGCCAAAGACGGGCGGTGGCGGGCGCGCTGCCAAGGCGATCGATGACGGCCAGCGCCTGGTCGATCAACTGCGCGACCGCATTCGGGCGACGCAGGAACTCACCGAGGTCGAGAAGCTGGAACTCGCCATCGCCGACGGCAAGTACAAGACGGCGAGCGCGGCGAACCTCGAGATGGCCCGCGGCTATGCCGAGACGCTGGATGCGATCCAGGCCAGCAAGGTCGCCGCCGAGGAAGAAACCGCGGTGCAGCGCCAGCGTCTGGCGGTCTTCGCCGAAGGACAGCGCGTTTTCGAGTCGGTGCGCACGCCGGTCGAAGCGCTGGACGCCGAGATTGCCCACCTGGTCGAACTGCTCGATGCCGGGGCGATCCGCATGGACACCTTCGGCCGTGCCGCGTCCAGAGCCGGCGAGGGTTTCATCCAGATGGGGGAGAAGGCGAAAGAGACCCGCGACGTCATGGACGAGTTCGCCAAATCGGCCGCGACGAACATCCAGTCAGCCTTTGCCGATTTTCTTTTTGACCCGTTCAAGGACGGCATGAGCGGCATGCTCAAGAGTTTTGGGGAGACGATCAAGCGGATGATCGCCGAGGCCGTCGCCGCCGATCTTTCCAGGCGGCTGTTCGGCGACCTTGCCAAAGGCGGTGTCGGTGACGGGCTGTTGGGCGGCGCGTTCAAGTGGCTTGGCGGCCTGCTGCCGAATGCCGATGGCGGCGTCTATCGCTCGCCGAGCCTCTCACGGTTCTCGGGACAGATCGTCAACACTCCGCGCCTCTTCGCCTTCGCCGCTGGCGCGGGCGTGATGGGCGAGGCCGGGCCGGAGGCGATCCTGCCGCTCTCGCGCGGATCGGACGGCAAGCTCGGCGTGCGCGGCGGTAGCGCCAACAGCGTCACCGTCAATATCTACGGGATCAACAACGCGAGCGAAGTGCGTCGCGCCGGCGGCCAGGTCGGGCGTGAAGTGCTTGGCGCCATCGCCCGCGCGCAGCGCTTCGCGTAGAGAACGTCATGGCTGAATTTCTTGACGAGCGCCTGCCGGTCGATGTCCGCATGGGCGCCAGCTACGCTGACGACTACGCGGTGGAGATCACCACCACCGCCGGTGGCGCCGAGTATCGGCGATTGATCCACGGTTTTCCGGCGCGTCGCTTCACGATCAACTACACCTTGCTCCGGGATGACCTGGCCGCCCGGGTGCTCGCGCTCTATCACCGCGCCTACGGGAAGTTCGCCGGTTTCCGCGTGCGCTGCGCCGATGATTTCTCGACCAACGCCCACATCGGCACGCCGACGTCCACCGACTGGGTGCTGCCGAAGATCTCCAGCGGCGTGTATCAACTGATCAAGGGCTACGGCAGCGGCGCTGTTCCGCTTGCCATCGGCCTGCCGTACCGCAAGCTGAGCAAGCCGGTTTCCGGCACGGTGGTCGTTTCCAGGAACGACGTCACGCTGAGCTCCGGCGTGTCGGTCGATTACGCCACTGGCCGGGTGACGATCACCCCGGCGCCCACCACCGAGGTGATCAAGGGCGGCTGTGAGTTCGACCTGCCGTGCCGCTTCAATTCCTCGATCGAGATTACCGCCTTGAGCCGGTCGATGCGCGATTGCGGGTCGATCGACATCATCGAGTTGCTGCAGCCATGAAATCCGTCGTTGCTGATTACCGCTACCGCACCCGGTGCCTGCGCATCGTTCCGGTCACGGGTAGCCCGATCTATCTGACCGACCATCCTCGGGATCTGGTGATGAGCGGGCACACTTACCTGTCGACGGCCGGCTACCAGTTCACCGGCCAGTCGGCGACC